AATGCAATATAACCCATTATTAGTTAGTATGAAAAATAATTACAATGACAAGCATATGACACGCAGGATACTAGAAAATAGTGTGTGGTATAGCGGTATTGAACAAGACATAGCCTATTTCTATCGTAAGGAAGCAAAGAAGTTTTGGCGGTCAGGTGAAGCGAGTGAATCAATGAACTACTTTTGGGGTAGGGCGAACACTAACTTCCGCAAGATACACAGTGGCTTTCCACAACTTATATGTGAGAAGATGGCTGACCTTATAACAAGTACCGGATACGAAATTAAGGTCGAAGGTAAGAATGAAGAAAAGTTACAAGAGACGCTAGATGCGATGCTTGAAGATAACAAGTTCCGCTCAATGCTCCTAATTAAGTCAATTGAAACTGAATCATGGTCAGGTGGCGTGGCATGGAAGATGAGTTGGAATCCGCTAATAACGGAATATCCAATTATCGAAGCATGGGAACCTGAAAACTATACAAATACAATAGTTAGCGGTCGAGTAATGGAAGATATATTCTATATCTATTACGACTTAGGCTCATTGAAATATAGACTAAGCGAAATATATGGCGTGGATTTGAAAGGTGCATATATAGACTACAAACTAGAATTGCTAGTGTACGGTCGAATAAACACCGCAGAGAAACCACAATGGACTGAAGCACCACTAAGCGACCTTGAGCAAACTAAGGACTTGAAAAGAATAGAGTTCGTGGGGTATATGAAAAGGCTCAGTTTATACAAACCTAACAAGTTACCTAATAGCGAGTTCAGATACTCACAACTAGGCGAGAGTGATTACGCAGGGTCATACGGTGCGTTTGATGCCGTTGATGAGATAATCAGTACTTGGATTCAAGAGTTCCGAGATGGTAAACTTAACCGATACTTCCCTCAAGAACTAGTGGCTAAGAATAAGAGTGGCGACGTGAACTCGAATGACGAGTTTAACAAAGACCACATACTCATAGCTGATAGCCCAAGTGAAAATACAGATAAACAAAAAATACAATATGAACAAGGGGACTTGCGTGTTGAGAAACATGAACGTTCAGCACAGTACTGGGTTGGTCAAATACTTAACAACTCAGGTCTAAGCCCATTAACAGTTGGTATCACAGGTCTTGAAGCTATCGACGCAGCAGCGGATAGTCAACAAGAGAGAGAGAAAGTAAGTATAAGAACAAGGAATAAGAAAATTGGGTTATGGGCGGAGTTCTTGCAAGATTATCTTAAGACAGCGCTTGAGTTCCAATTGATGATGGAAGGCAAGACACAAACTGAAGATAATACATATGACGTAGGCAAGTTACCGGAGTTCGATATCATTGTTACGTTCAACGATTACATAATCAAGTCTAAGCATGACAGAACGACTGAAGTAACCGAAGGTATAGGTTCAGCGTGGGATGTGTTAAGTGGCGTTAAATACGTTCACGACGACATGACAGAAAGAGAGCAATTAGCTCTAAGCGCAAGAATCAAACTTGAACAAGGATACAACTCGATATCAAGAGCTGAGTTAAGTGCAATGAATGCCGAGAATATAACTAAGGAAGAAAGCCTTGTAGAAGATGGGGTAGAGATTATAGAACCGGAGATAGAGCCGGAGATAGAACCTGAAGTAGAAGAAGGAGAAACCGATGAATAAAATAGCTGTAATAATACCAGCGTGGAACACACATGAAACGATACAAAATACATTGCATAGTATATCAATGCAGAGACATGTTGACTATACTTGTTACATGATAGTCGATGGCGAAGATAAAGGCTCATATGATTACTTGAAAGATAAGTTCAATGTTACTATTATGTACATGGAAAAGAATCAAGGGCCAGGTGTGGCAAGACAGTATGGGATTGACCATTCAGTTGAGCCGTTCGTTACGTTCATTGATTCGGATGATACATATCTTAGTTCATTAGCTTTATATTTTCAACTCAAGCCGTTCATTGAAGAAAAATACGCTATGGTATCATGCGACTTTTTGCAAGAGAATAAAGACCAAACAATTAGACTTAGAGAACGAGATATGGTTTGGATGCACGGTAAGACGTATAGAAGAGCTTTCTTAGACAAGTACGACATACGGTTCAATGACACAAGAGCTAACGAAGATGTAGGGTTCCAAACTCAGTGTCAGTGTTACGCTAATGAGAAAGAGCAAATATTCTTGTGTAAGGATCAAACGTACATGTGGCAATGGAGAGATGACTCGACAGTAAGGACAGATAATAAAAGTTATGCTTATAATGAATCTATCAAAGGGTTAGTCGATAATAAGATATATGCCTTTGAAAGAATATTAGAAAGACATGAGATGGATGATGGTATAAGATACTTCATACTCAGTGGTCTAGCGTACCTATTCAAGAAATATTTAATGGCAATGCTAAAAGCACCTAAGCAACTCAAGCATGTAACTAAGTGTTCAAGGCGCTATTACAGGAAACTGTATCCGTTAATTGAACAAGACTACATAGACAAAGCTGAGAAGTCAATAGTAGCACAAATGGGCTTTGATAAAGTAGAAGAGTATGAAGAGTTCGTTAAGTGGAAGAAGTTATTGAAAGGGAAATAAGATGCCTATAAGAATAGAGAGTAACAGAAAGTATGAAAGATTTCGACATACCACAGCAGAGAGTAAGTTCTTAGCAAGTAAAGGGTTCCAAACGGTAACTTCGAGTAACGTATCTGCGGTGGGAAAGGATAAGGCAACATTGCTAGTCAGGTTCCATGGCGGTGCGACTTATGGCTATCCTAAAAGTGGTTCATTATTCGATAGTATGCTGAAATCAGCAAGCAAGGGTAAGTTCGTTTGGAGAGAGTTGATAAGGAAGAAAGTGCCTTATTATAAGACGACGCAACAGATACTTAAAGATGACATAGAAAGCCGGGATATGATGGCTGACGAGGGCGTACCAGTAAAAGCACCGAGTGATATCGGTCTTAGTATATTAGCAGGGTTAGCATTGGCGACAATGATGAGTAATAATATAAGTAACACCGCATTAAAAGCATCATCTATCGTGGACTTAAACGTAGCGAGATTGATAAACAATACGCCAATACAGCAGTCAGGTATTTCGGCGGTAAGATAATAGTCGCACAGACTTAAAAAGGAGAATATTATGACAGAAGCAGAAATAGTAGCAAACGAAGCAACAGAAGCTGCGGAATTAAAGGCAACAGAGTTAAAAGCAACAGAACTAAAGGCAACGAGTAAGAAAGAAGCATTGAGAGAATTGTCAAAAGAATTTGGCTTTAATGCTTTTGAACCAAGTGAGATTAAAACGAAGTTCAATGAGTTTACCGATTGGCAAAAGAGCCAACTGACCGAGCAAGAAAATTTGCAGGCAAAGATAGACTTACATGAAACTGAGAAATCAGCTTGGCAAACAGAGAAGCTAGATTATCAAAGTCAATTAGAAGCAAGTAAATTAGGAATTAACCCCGATAAAATAAAGGACGCTTTACTATTAGCTGGTGGCGATCCAAGTAAACTTGCAGAAGTGATTAAGACGTACCCTATCTTTAAATCAAAAGATGGGATAACTATTGGATTAACCAACCCTAAAAACCACAAAACCCCAACAGATAGAACGGAGCTTGAGGCATATATGGCAAGTAATCCAATGTATAAGAATTATACAAAATAAAATAGGAGGCAACACATGGCAAATTTAGTATATCCAGCTTCGGCTGGGCATAATGTAGATGACAGATTTTCACCGTTGGTAGAACCCAACTTATTCGCAGGTAACGTATTCCAACCAGGGATGACGTTTACGGACAAATATCAACTTGGAGCAGCAGGGCAAATCATGGTTCACAAACCAGGTGTAGGTACAGTAACAGCAACAGTTCCGGGTGCAGACTTCACTGAAACAGTAGTTGGAGATTCATTGATTACAATTTCATTGAACAAACAATTCAATAGAGCAAGAAAAATTTATGGAGCAGCAGTAGCGACAGTAGCATATGGTATCGCAGCAAGTGAACTTGAAACTGCTATCCAAGAAGTTAAAGCAGCTTGGAACCTTGAAGCAGCTAGTGCAATAGTTGGCGCTGATGGAATTAGAGTAGCATCTAACGTAACAGTATTAACAAATGACACAACTATTTATGATGGTATCGTGGATGCTAGACAAGCGTTAAGAGCATTGAAAGCTCATCCGGATAGCTGTATCGTATCACCAACAGTTTACGGAAAACTATTAAAAGCTCCTGAGTTCCAACGTTCAGTTGAAATCGATAACGGAGTAGTAAGAGACGCATACGTTGGACGTATCGCAGGCTTAAATGTTTATGAATATGAAAGCTTATCAAGTGCAGCAGGGAACTTAACTAACATTAACGGAACAACTGTTGGTATTACTTGGGTTGGCGCAAATGATGAATTAGAATTTATGGTTTATGATCATGACGCACTATCAATCGTTACAGCATTAAATGTTGTGGGTATCTATGATGGTATGCCTAGATTTAACGGTATTGACGCAGAAGTTGAAATCGTATCAGGGTTCAAATTAACAAATGCTTCAAGAGCAATCTTGAAAATTCATGACGCATCAGCAACAGTAGATTTATAAGATAATATAGGGGTGGGGTTAGCCCTTCCCCTTATTTTTAAATAGGAGGTAAAAACATGTATGATAGCACGAAACAATATGTAGATAAGGACGACTACTTAGAATTTGCAGGTATCGACTTAGATATAGAATTAAAGAATAGTAACTATGATAATCCGACTTCAAAAACTAATATCTTCTTGAAAAATATACAAGTATGGATGTATGCATATATAGTTCATAGATACGACACAAGTCGCTTCAGTGCCGATTACGAGGACTGGGATGATGCTACGTTCAAAGAGGCGTTACTATGGCAAGTAAAACGTGTGTTGAAAATGGGCGAAGATGAAATACTTGATAGAACAGCTTATAATACCCTTAAACAACACGCTATGGCGAACCCTATAAAATTAGGTGGTTACTAATGGCTAGAGACGTAAGAGTAACTAGGACAGGCGGAGACCGCAACAAGTATTATAAGGGCGAGTACACGAATGGGAATAAGCTAACAAGAGCTATTGAATGTCAAGGCGTGTTCTATTCAACAGATGAGCAAGGGATAAAGAGTAGCCTTGTGACTAATAATGGCATAACAAAAACGATTAGAACAGTTGACTTAGTAACAAATGACTATATACCCGACTTAGCAGAAAATGATTTTGTGTTATACAACGACGAATATTGGTTAGTAACCTCACTTAGTAGAGAAGAAATCAACAACGAATCACGCCCATATGCAAGGCACGCAGTAGGCTATGTTGTGAGTATGAGGATATGACATGATTCAACAGTTTCAGTCTGTACTACAAGCAAGGTTACAAGAGAAGTCGCCAGTGGATACTGGGAATATGAAAACCAATATATACTTGTATGATTTCGGTACTTATTACAGTATCAAGATACAAACATTTTATGCACAATGGGTAAATGAGAATAAGCAACGAGGTCCAAAGGAGATAGCAAATTTTCATTGGGTGCAAAGAGTTATAAAAGAAGTAGCAGCTCAATTCGGTGCTACGGTAGATTTGGAGGTGTACTAAATGGATTATAAAGCATATTTAGAAGAATATTTTGTAGGGTATGATGTATTAAATGAACTTAAACTAAATTATGATGGTGAGGATATAGTTTTCATAGTAAAGAATTTAGGTGGCGGACAAAACTATCTTGATTCAGTTATTCAACCTGTGCAAATAGTCGCACATGGTAAAGATGTTGATACAGCTAAGACGTTATTAGCTACATTCGCTCAAGTTAAATCAGGTACGATGTTCGTGCAAAATAATGAGTACATAAGACAAAACTACTCGACGCCATTTGTAATAGGTGACAATCAAAACTCAGGCCCTAATCATTATTCACAAGTAGTAATCAGTGGTACGTTGATCGTGTCAACTAATTTAAGCGACATAATCAAAGTTGAAATAGATGGCTTTGAGTACTTTACGACAGGTCGAGATATTTCTTATGTAACAGTAGAAGATACACAACCGGATGATAATAGAATAGGCACAACAAACATTAAACAAGCGATAGTAACGTTCATATGTAGCATGGAGAATAAGAATAATGACGTATGTAACAAGATAAGTAGACTAAGACAAGGTAAACTAGATATAGATAACTCGTTCATTATTAAGTTAACATTCAGTGATAATAATAGGACTGAAACGTACACAATGAAACATAGTAGTTCTGGAGTGGATTCAACTAATACGTTAAGTCCGGTTACAGTATTTACGTTTGTGAAGTAGCAGTGAAGTAGGAGGTGCGTTATGGCACTAGGAAATATAGAGATAAAGATAAGTAAATCACAAACACTAGAAGGCGAAGCTCCTGATGTAGGTCAAGAACGAGAAGCAGGTAAGCCTAGCGTTAAAAATCAAGCGATGACTGCAGCTATAATATCGGTAGGTAAACAAGTATTGACGCAAGGCGTTCAACAATATGCTAACTTGACAGGACAATATGCAATGGCTGAGACGTTTAATGCTGTTCTAAGCATAGGTGCTGACATAGCTATATTAGCTACAGGACCAGTAGGCTGGGTTGCAGTAGGTACTAAGACAGGGTTAAGTTTAGCTAATAGTTTCGTTAAACAAACAATAGCAGTAAGAAATATAGAGTTACAACAATCAAGGGCTGGTATAATATCAGCGAAGGGGAGTAGATACTAATGGGGTGGTTTAAATGGCTATAAAAGTAACATTAAATGGCGTTGAGAAAAGTTATAAACCAGGAATAACTATAACAGAAAAACTTACTGAAGACTTAGACACTGGGGTTATTATCTTTCCACAAACTACCGAGTTAACTATTGAGCCAATGGACACAGTTATTATATATGATTATGATGTTACTCCAATGTGGATTAAAGCTATGAAGGTTAGTGATATCAAGCGTACCACATCAAAGTATACAGGCACTAAGGAATATAATTATTTCACAGGGTTAGTTTCGCCAACAATTCAGTTGCAAAGAATTGTTTTACCTAATAGGAGCGTTACACAACCACTCACGGTAACTAAAATAAGTATATATACGGTGTTATCAAGATATGTGGCAATGTATAGTGATTTTACTATAAGTACAGCGTTACAAACTTTAACGACAGGCGTTGATT